CCTTCGAAACAAAGACAGAAGGTCTGGACGGAATTTAATCATGCGAAGATTCAAGAGGAACTGTTAGAACTTGACGCGTAAGTTTGCAGAAGACGATGCAAATCTCGACCTTGGGTCGATCATCACAGCTCGGAATAGGAAGTATTCCGACCTGAATCTTCTCTTTGAACGTAAACCGGGATCTGGCGACGTCTACCTTTCAAAAGATGCCGGAGCGGTCAAGCAGTCCGTAAAGAACATAGTCCTAACTCAGTTCTATGAGAGACCTTATAGGCCATATGTCGGAGCCGACGTCCGGTCGATGCTTTTTGAGAATATCACTCTCTTTTCTTCGAATACGATGAAAGAGAAGATCATTTCGGCTATTCAGAACTATGAGCCTAGAGCCGCTATCCAGCAGGTCCTGGTAAGAGAGGCTGGCTCTAATTCGATCTCGGTGATAGTTGAGTTTAAGGTCGTTGGAACAGCTGAGCGAGTAACCCTTAACGTAGAATTGGATAGACTCAGATGACAAGAGTCCTAACTTCTGATCTTGACTTCTTTTCTATCAAGGAGTCGCTTAAGACCTATCTGAGAAACACGACCGAGTTTCAGGACTATGACTTCGAGGGCTCTGGACTGAGCGCCCTTCTGGATGTCCTGGCGCATAACACCCACATGAACGCCCTGATCTCTAACTTTGCCTTAAACGAGTCTTTCCTCGATACGGCTCAGTTGAGGTCTTCAGTTGTCTCTCACTCTAAAGCTCTTGGGTATCTTCCGAGATCTCGGGTTTCTTCAGCCGCCGAACTTCAGATTCAGATCGTTGGCTACACTCCTGGAGAGGTAGCCGTCCTTCCAAAGTATACGGAGTTCACTTCAACGGTTGATGGTGTTCTTTACACCTTCTACACCCTTGATGAGTATCAGGCTGTCGATGGGGCCTTCTCTTCAGTTCTAGTCTATGAAGGCAAGAAAAGAACCAAGAGATTTATCGTCGACTCTTCTCCATCTGAGTACCCAACGTACATTATTCCAGACAAGAATCTTTACGTAGATTCTGGATCCTGTTCGGTTCTCGACACTCTGACTTCTACAAGCCAAACGGCCTTTAGACGAGTTGAAACGCTTGATGACCTAGGGCCTGAAGAGACTGGGTACTATGTCTTTGAGCTTCCTTCAGGAGAATACGGTCTTCTCTTCGGAGATGGAGTGGCTGGCGTAGCCCTTGAGCCAGGGTCTGTAATAGTCTACACGTACCTTTCTTCTTCTGGTCCTGCATCAGAAGGGGCTATAGTCTTTGGAACTTCCGCCACAGTTAATGGGAAGACCTTGGTTGTAGGAACTACTACGAGAGCTGTTGGTGGATCTGAAAAGGAAAGCATTGCATCGATCGCCGCAAATGCCCCAAGAGCCTTTGCGGCTCAGGCTAGAGCAGTCACCAAGCAAGATTATGTCACCTTGATTTCGGCCTTTGCCCCTTATGCAGAGGCTATCAACGTCTGGGGCGGAGAAGATAATGATCCTCCTGCCTATGGTAAGGTCTTCATTGCGATCAAGCCAACTGGAAGAGATACTCTCACAGATGTCGAAAAAAGTCAACTTCTCGCGCAGATCCTAACTAAGAAGACAATTGGGACTATAGAGCCAGAGATCATTGATCCTGTCTATCAGGACATTGAGGTCAGGGTTAATGTGACCTATGACTCGGATAAGACTATTCTAAGCGAACAGCAAGTCGAGAGTGCGGCTAAACAGGCGATTATAGACTACGGAGATGCTAATCTTCTTGGGTTCGACTCTGCTCTGAGAAAATCTCGTCTTTTGGCCTATATCGACTCAACTGTTCCAGCCGCAATCAACTCTTCGGGTGAACTCAGAATCCAGAGAAGATTTAGCCCTGTTCTTGCATCTGCTGGGCGCTATGAGGTCCTCTTCACTGCTCCATTCGCCAATCCTACATCAAAGCGAATCCTAGAGTCTGAGAGATTCCAGTACACGATCGAAGGAGTTTCCTATGACTGCTTCCTTCGGAACAAAGAAGGAACTTATCAGCTAGAGATCTATCGTTTCTCGAATACGGGAGAGGTGATTGTCGTAGACAATGCCGGCTCAATCGACCCGAATACCTCAATTGTGACGATCTCTCCGTTTGCGCCGTCAAATATTCCTAACCCGGCTCTAGGCTTAAGGCTTACAGCATCTGTCGCTTCTGATGATAAGATCCTCTCAAAGCGGAATGTGATCATCAGAATCGATCCTAATTTCATCTTTGTAGACGCCTCAACTGATGGATAATTCAACGATCTTCTCTGTTAGGAATGCCCTTCCGGCCTACTACGCTGAAGAGTACCCGCAGTTTGTAGCCTTTCTAGAACACTACTTCGAATGGCTTCGATCTGAGGAAGGAATCGGAGACGTAATTCTTAAGCTTAGGCAAGCTCGGGACATTGACTCTGGATTTGCCTCTCTTCTGTCCGCGCTTAGGTCAGAATACGGCCCAGACTTTGTTCAACTTCAGACTATGCCAGACGGCCTTGCGCTCCGAGTCTACGAGACCTGGTACAGATCCAAAGGAACAAAGGAGGCTATAGAAGCCTACTTCCGTCTATTCCTTAATGTCGAGGCTAAAGTAGAGTTTCCTAGAGAGAACATTCTTAGAATCGATGGCGGAAACTGGTCTGAGGCCGAATCTAGATATTTGAACGATGCCGGAAAAATAGATGAAGTGACAATGGTCCTTCAGGACGATTTCTTCTATCAGGCATTCTCTTATCTTGTCAAGACAGGGATCTCTATCATTGACTGGGGCGATGCCTTTAAGAAGGTAGCTCACCCTACTGGATGGATCTTCTTTGGGCAGGTAGACATCAACTCTCTTGCCAAGTTCAGATTTAACGGTCTTAGCCCGTCAATCGTTCCTGGCAGACAGTTCCTTAGCAAGGTCGTTCTTATCGATGGTTTCGCAGCGTTCTCGAGAGTTACGACAACCAGAAACATCGTCAAGACCTGGGCAAACGTTCCAGCCCTTGGCACCCGCCCTCTTCGATACAACGAGATCGGAAACAACATTGGTCTTAGCACGTTTAGAGTTACAGACCTTGAAGGTATCACTGTAGATCAGCTTTCTTCAAGCGAACTTTCTTCGATATATCAGAGACCAGCAAGAGTAGACATCTCCTAATCGTATAAATACGACAACCAGGACAAACCGATGACAGCAATAGTAACAAACGATTTTCGATTCTCAAATCTCGAGCTCGCAAAGAAGCGTCTCGATGATTCTAAGGACATCTACTACCTTGGCGTAGGCAGATCACAGCCATGGAGCAACGACTCAGTTCCTCCTACGCCGACTGTCGCCCCAAAAGATGAGATCGATGCCAGACTGGCCCTTCAGGCTATCAAGAGAATTGCGAACTACCAGATCGTCGCGCCTCGATACAACTGGGTTACCGGTACGGCATATGTCTCATATGATGACTCTACGGATCTTAGCGTATCAGCCTACTATGTCTTTGTTCCAACCACGTTTAGAGTCTATCTCTGCCTAAAAGCTGGTTCCGGTCTTTCCACCGTTGAGCCTACAGGAATCGATGACAACCCATCTTTTGGCGGTACTCTTACGGTTGCTGGTTCTTCGATTCCTCAGGCTCTTGCTGATGGCTATGTCTGGAAATACCTCTACACGATTGATGGCGTTTCGGCTGCCAGGTATCTCAGTGATGACTTCATGCCAGTTCTCAGAGAGGCTTCTGTTGCCGCAAACGCAGTAAACGGAACTATCTCTAAAGCTGTGGTCACAGCTGGCGGTGCTGGCTATGGGTCTACTCCTACAGTAGCTATCATTGGCGACGGTACTGGGGCTACGGCGACTGCGACCGTTTCTGGTGGTGTTGTGACCGCTGTAACTATTACTAACCGAGGTTCAGGGTATACTTCTGCAAGAATTGCCTTCTCAGGTGGTTCTCCTTCTACTCCAGCAGAGGCTCGCCCTGTAATCTCTAACGACTCGCCAAAGAGATCTATCGTTGGAGTAGAGGTTGTTTCTGGCGGCACGGGCTACACAAACGGATCCTTAGCGCTTACTATCGATGGCGATGGATCTGGAGCGGTTGTCAACGCAACTGTTACCGGCGGAGTAATTCAGGCAAACCCAACTATTACTGATGGTGGATTTGGGTACACTCAAGCTACCGCTACTCCGGCCACTGGAACAGCTGGTACTCCAGCAGTCCTTAGGGTCAGATTTGCGGATACAGGCGGCGGCTTCGGTAAGTCTGTAATTGAAGACCTTAATGCCTATTACATGATGTTTAACGTAGAGCTTGACGGCCCTGAAGGCTCAGACTTTATTCCAGATAACGAATACCGTCAGATCCTCATCATCAAGAATCCTCTTACTCAGGCGTCTCCAAAGGTCGCATTTACCGACACGACCGGCAAAGGTCTTGAGTACCTGGTCGTTGCAGCTGGAGGAACCTGGGTAAAAGATGACCTGATTACTGGCGGATCCTCTGGCGCTAAGGCCTATGTAGACTACTATGACTCAGATCTTCAGAGAGTCTACTATCACCAGACAGCTACCACTGGGTTCACATCATTCTCTAACGGAGAGGCTGTTTCCGGTGTAGGCCTTTCTACTGGATCGGTTGCTGCTGGCGCAGGCTCTGGAGAAAACAAGTCAGAATTCGACAAGATGACCGGGACCGTACTCTACCTTGAAAATAGAGTCCCAGTATCCAGAGCAGTAGACCAAACAGAGTCTATTCGTCTTGTAGTTCAGTTCTAATCGGAAGAAACCATGGTTGATCGCTCCCTAGCTCCTTATTACGACGACTTTGATGAGGACAAAGGGTTTCATCAGATCCTATTCAGACCATCTTTCGCGCCTCAGGCTCGAGAGCTTAATCAGCTTCAGACCATTCTTCAGAATCAGATCACCAGATTCGGTCAGAACATCTTCCTTGACGGAACGGTCGTTGTCCCAGGTGGAGTCTCTGTAGACAAGTTCTACGAGTACGTTAAGGTAGCTGAAGTAGACCTTTCTGGAATCGATGCCGGCGCCGTGGTCGTGGGCAACGATTCTGGTATGGAAGCTCGTCTTCTTCAGAAGGTTGATCCTGAAAGCGGAGACCCGGCGACCCTTTATATTCGCTACATTGGCGGTGGATTAGGAGATGGTGGCCGTTTCCAGAACGGTGAAACCCTAACCTACACGAATCCTGATGCTTCGGCTGGTACTCTTACCGCCGCTGCTTCGGCTGCGACTGGGACAGGAACCAAGGTAGATCTCGATAAAGGCATCTACTTCACGAAAGGCGTCTTTGCTGCTGCTACTACTCAGTCGATCATCGTTGAGAAATATGGTGTTCCATCTGGGATCCAAGAAATA